TAGATGAAATCACAGCCATAGACGGTTATTTCAAGCGTTTATTTGTAGGCGATGCCAAAGTAGGCACGCTGAATGCTGACATCATTCGCTCAAATTCAATCTCAGCAGAAAAGCTGATATTTGACACAGCACTAGCACGAAAACTTGTAGCTAGCGATGTATTCACAGACACTTTAGCTGCTAAAACAGCCTTTATCAACAAGTTGAGATCAGTAGTAGTATCTGCTACGCTGCTTGAAGGTTACAAAGGTCGGATTGGTGGTTTCCAAATTGGTACTCACGATAAAGACCCCAATTCTTATTGGTTGACTGGTCAAAATCAATTTAAGGTTGGTATGGGAAGCGGTAATGGACGATGGGGCCAAACAGCTCTTTGGGTTAACTGGGGAAATGATTGGGGGAAACCTGGTGATACAGCATGGTTTGTCAAAAACAACGGAGAGATGTATTGCTACAATCAAGCTCATTTTTGGAATACACCTATTATTCACGGGAACTTGAAAGTCAGCGGAAATATTTATTATATAACGGACGATAACACGAAAGAAGGTGGCTATTGGATACACTCGCCATCATTTAAACGCATTCAAGAAAGCTCAGGATATATCTACCTGTACCGTTTTGACAATTCGTACTCATGGATACCCGTTAATAAAGAAATCTCTGACAGACGATATAAACATAACATTGAAGATAGTAAGGTGTCTGCTCTGGAAGTTATCAACCGTCTGAAAACTTACTCTTATCGTAAGGAATACGACGGGAAAATCGAGGATATTTCGTGTGGTATCATGGCGCAAGATGTACAGAAGTACGCTCCTGAAGCATTTTTGGAAAATCCAGATGGCGCTTATTCATATAGCAGTTTCGTACTCGTACCTTATTTAATTAAGGCTATTCAAGAACTCAATCAGAAATTGGAGAAAGTAAATGAAGGAAGAAATTAATCAATTAATCATCCAAAACTTAAGTGATGATATCGGACTAAAAGCAAGCGATGCAGCAACTTACAAGGCGCTGTATGAAATCACTCAAAAACAACTCAAGGGAATTTTAAACATCATTGATTCGAATGAAGAACTTAAAGCAAAACTTGAAGAAGTGAGAGGAGAAATGACAAATGGCAATCAATAACTACGAACTAGCAAGCAAGCCTTATACACGAGGTTTTGGCGACAATATCAAGACAGTGGTTGAAATCCGTCTATCAGAAGGCAATCGGTACAGTGCGAACATGCGTGAGCTAACAGGAGACCGGACAAATGAACCGGAAGATGTCTTGATTCAAGATGTGCTGGACATCCTAAAATCCGAGCTAGATCCAGGAAGCGCCATCGTCAAAACACAGGCGCAACTTGAACAGGCCAATCAGAAGATTGCGCAAAACGAGAGTGAACAGAACAAGCTTGCAGCTCTTATTAAGCAGACTGAAGAGAATTCGAAGGTGAATCAGAAGGTCATTCATGTTCTTGTCTTGAACTCTGTCATGAGCAAGAATATCGAGTACGGCACGACTTATAAAGAATTGGTTGAGTTGATTCCACTAGCTGAAGTTGGTAAGACCTACTTACAACATGACCTAATTACCATTGAAGACCCAGAGCATGTAGAGGTTAACGGCGAAGGGAAACGCATCTTGGTTCAGCTTAATAAGGAATTTACTTATAATGGTGAACCTGTCAGCGCGTTTGTGACAAATGGTACCCTGGAACAAAACGGAACGGGTGTCGCTTGGAAATTTGAAGGGAAGGAATAGGAGAAATAAATGAAAATTGAATTGTTTAACTTTTTTAGAAGTCTAATCCAAACAGAAGATGGCTTGGTTTTGTACGCTCTTAGCCTAATTGTCATTATGGAAATTGTTGATTTTGCATCAGGGACATTTGCAGCAATTGCAAATCCAGAAATTGAATACAAGAGTAAGATTGGTATTAACGGCTTGATTCGAAAGATTCTAGGTGTCCTCTTGCTGATGGTATTGATTCCGATGTCTGTCTTGCTACCTGAGAAGACAGGGTTCGCATTTCTATACTCGATTTACCTCGGATATTTACTTTTCACATTCCAGTCACTCATCGAAAATTACCGTAAGTTAAAAGGTAACGTGACCATCTTCCAACCTATCATCAAGGCATTTGAGCGCTTATCTGGTGACAAAAACGACAAGAACGAAGGAGAACAATAATGGATATTGATACAAGTAGACTAAGAACTGATTTGCCACAGGTTGGAGAGCAACCATATCGTCAGATTCATGCTCATTCAACTGGTAACCCAAACTCAACAGCTCAAAATGAAGCAGACTACCATATGCGTCGTCCTGTTGATTCAGGTTTTTTCTCGCACGTTGTCGGCAACGGACGTGTGATGCAAACCTGGTATACAGACATGGGGGCCTACGATGTAGGAGGTGGCTGGAACGTTGAAGGATACGGCCAAGTAGAATTGATTGAGAGCCATTCAACTAAGGAAGAGTTCATGCGCGATTACAAGCTCTATGTTGAGCTTTTGCGCAACCTTGCTGATGAAGCAGGAATTCCGAAAACGCTGGACTCTGACAGTCTAGCAGGCATCAAGACACATCAGTATTGTACGTACAATCAGCCACGAAATGCGAGCGACCATGTGGATCCATATCCTTATCTTGCAAAATGGGGCATTAGCCGTGAGCAATTCAAGAAAGATATTGAAGGGGGTCTGTCTGAAGCTGGATGGCGCCAAAATGCTTCTGGTTGGTGGTGGGAGGAGTCAGACGGCTCTTATCCTACAAAAACATGGAAGCAAATCAAGGGAGAGTGGTTCTACTTCAATGAACGTGGATATTGTCTAATCAATCGTTGGTTTAATGATGGTAAAGATTGGTTCTATCTTGATAAACGTGGCGCAATGGTTACAGGCTGGATGTTCCTTAACCATCGCTGGTATTTCTTCAAGTCAGATGGTCGTATGGCTACTGGCTGGGTTAAATATCGTGAAACCTGGTATTTCATGGAAGAAAAGGACGGCTACATGCTATCCAAACAATTCGTCAAGTCTGGCGATGGCTGGTACTATTTGAAAGCTAACGGTGAACTTCATACAGATCCAGCATTCAAAACCGAACCAGATGGTCTTGTGACCGTCGTTGACAAACCAAAAGAAGAAAAATAAAAACAGAAAGACTTTCAAAATTTAATTACACTAAAACCGCTAGCATTGATGGCGGTTTTTTTGTTTGTTCAAAATAAAAAAGCAGTGATGGAGCTCACTGTTTTTCTTGTAGTGTATGGGCGTAAGAAGTCATGCTGATAGCATGTTTTAAACGCATGTTCATAATATCTGATACACCGTTTTTATACTTATCTACCGCCTGAATAGATACGCCACAGTTTTTGCTGATAGCATAGGCTGTGGCGTTGTCTAAAAGCCAGCGGATAGCTTTAATATCTACTGACATATATTACCTCATAAAATACCAAACTGCAAATAGGAGTAGAAGAAGTCCAATAATAAATTCAACTTTTTCACGCTTGGTGGTTTTTCTAATTTTTAGATTTACTTTCATTGTTTTTCCTGTTATAATTTAAGTACACCCCCGAAGGGGTGGATAGTGATTTCTCACTATCCAAATTCGATGTGCCATTCAAAGCTGATTATAAATAAGTTGATTTTGACTACTAGCTTATTTGTTTTTACTTTGAGTGGCTTCTTTTTGAACTTAAACATTTTGTTTTCCTTTCTACTAGTTTCCTTGTCTAAGGTTTCCTCCTTAACCTTATGTATCTATTATACAACTAAAGTTGCATAATGTCAATAGTTTTGATGAAGTTTTTTTTAAATTTTTTAAAAAAAAATAGACCTTTTCCAGAGGTCAGGGAGTTGGAAGGGACACCC